TTCTTTTTAATATTTGTTGTTCTAATTCATATTTATCTTTTTCAAATGCTAAGTGCATTAAACAGGTGTGTAGTTTTGATTTGGTAATTTGATTGTATTTGAGAATGTCTCCATTAGTAAGTCCGTAGATAGATTGATACCAGCCCCATTTTGCAGAGAATCCCGCAGATGCTGAGGCAGCTCTATCTCCTTCTGAGTTGCTAAATAATTCAGGATAGTTTTCTGTAATTCGTTCTTTAAACTGTAAAAAAAAACAATTGCACCAAATACAACATCTAAAGTGGTTTCTGTCATATCGTACTTCTCAGCACTTTCATATTCTTCTATTAAATACTGTTGTTTCTTTTTGTAGGTTATTGGCCTATATAAAACACCTATTGCTTTATTCATAAGCTCCCAATCAGCAAGGTATGTATCTAAATCAACGTATTCACCAAATGAAATATCATCCAGCTTTGGTATAAATCCAAACTCTTTATCGTTTAAAGTAAACCTATCAATAAACTTAGGTTCGTTATTAAATAGCTTTGATAGTTCTTCGCAGATGTTATTAATATCAGTAGCTTTTATTTGTAATACTTGCTTAAGTGGTATATTACAAAATATCTCTACCATCTTTTGTTGTAGAAACGAATCCAGTTCTTTACCATCAGCAATCTTTAACCACTTTTGGTATTGCTTTAAAGTAACCTCATTAAGAGTTTCTGGTATGTTAATAGTTAACTTCATTTTATATATAAACGTTTAAATTAGTGAATCGTTATATACAAATATAAAAAAAAGTAGGTAACGCTCTTTTGCCGACTACCTACTTTAAACCAAAACATAAATTTTAAATCAAGACTTTACTAAACGTATTCAGAAAGTTATTTTTAAATTACAATCAAATATAATAAAAATTTCTCTTATATATCTTATCTTTTCTTATCTTATCTAAATGCTTAAGGGTGGCTTAAGCACCGCTTCAATAAATGTGATATTCTCCTAAGTTTGGATTCTGTAATTGATAGCTAACTGCATACCTCAACGCGTCAATAGCGTGATTAAAATTATCTACTGGTGTTTGTGATTTCTTTTCTAACCAACAGTAATTATTTAACTCTTTAATTAATTCTGTACTATCTTCAGTTATTACTAAATCATAATCTTGTAATAAACTAATACCAAATGTTATTGAACCTTGTCCTTTAATAGCTGGCACAACATTACAATCTCTACTTAGTTCTGTTATTAATCTTGGTTCTGCTGAATCACCTACTATTAAATTATCTGCTGCAAACTTCTTATTAAGTTGTAATATCTCGCTTGTAGTCAATTTAGTTTGGTAAAAGCATAGTTGTATATAAATAACTTTATTCTCTTTGTCTATGCTCGTTTTAACTAATGTTGAGGGGTCATTGCTAAAACCATAATCTTGGCCATAAACAACTTTACCTACTTGTTTAAATTCTCCTATACTCCAATCAGTAAATATAACACCCTCAGCTTTATCGAGCCAAGCACCTTCTATTGTATGCTTGTATCTGTTTGGCCTTCTAACCTTCATTGTCTCTATCTGCTTAATATAGCTTTCTGAAAGGTTATCTAAGTTATCTAAATATGTTGTGTGTATATAGGTTGTATCTTCTTTAGTTATATTACTGCCAGCAGAAACACCTCTATCTTCAAACCATCTCTTATAAATGAAATGTTCTTTGGTTGTTGGATTTAATATTAATATAACTCTATTCTCTTGTATTTTATTACGAACACTTAAATCTATTTTATCAAATATATCTTCGTCATTAAGTTCTTCTGCTTCATCCATTACCCAAGTAGTAATACCAGTTAATGATTTAAGATTTGCTGTTTGATCGCCTGAACTTGTTTTAATACCACGAAATATTATCTTACTACCATTGCCTGTATTTATTATTTCATCCTTTGTTATTTTAAACTGATCAATAACTCCAAGCAGTTCTAACTTTTCTATGAACTCAGGTATGATTGAAATGCCAGCAGCTCTTAATGTGTAACGTGTAAATAGTATTGTGTGTCCAGCTTGGTAAGTTAGTAGTAACAGTATAGAGTTAACTGCAAATGATTTACCAGAACCACGACCACCAGTTACAATAAAGTAACGTGCAAATGATTCATCTAATACTAAATACTTTTTATTGAGCTTTAATCCGTGCAATGATATTTCTAAAATCGTGGTTTACTTCTTCTGAAGTGTGTATATCAACAGAATCTTTTTGCTTGCCATAGATGCTATCTAATACCATATTAAGAGCTTGTGCATCTCCTTTTTGTATAACCTTTTCTATAACAGCCATAGCCATTCTATATTCATTAGTCATCCATACTTCTTCACCAGTAACAGGATGAATACCTTTTGTTCTAAGCTCTGCTATTTCTTTTAAAATTGTGCTTCTGTTCTTAGCACCTTTTGGTTTGCCTTTTGGATTACCGCTCTGACCTTTTGTCCATTGATGTTTTACTATATCTTCTTTTGACATTTACTGTTGTATTTATGCTGTATTTGTTTAAAAACATTATCAGCTTTCTTTCAATTGCTTTTGCTTTCTCTTTCGTATTCATATTCATTATATAATCTCTTCATTGTATCAACTAAACCTTTAACGCAACTACCACAACTTGAGCTTTGTTTGTTGGTGTTAAATACTCTATTGTGTATTATTAGCAATCCTTTTTGCTCGTTTGCATTTACTACATTCTTTTGCTGATTAAAGAATCCTTTAAGATATACATATTCATCTTCGTTTAAACATTCTACATTTTTGTAAGGAAACATTTTATTAAGTTTTTCTTTCCTTGTGTCACATCCGCAATCTTTACCTATCTTATCAAATATCCAATCAGTAGCTTGTTTTATACCTGTGGCTTTTGTTATCTTTTCTATGCTATCTCCTAAACCTTTTGATTTCATATTATTTATTTATAATCCACAATACCCAGAATCACAACTATTAAAATCATCATCAAATAATTCAGTTTGTGTTTTCCATTTAATTACATCTTTATACATAACATCACTTCTCCATTTGCTTTTGCTTGTTTCTTGGTCTGCAAACCATTGCATTTTATTTGGATGTTTATTATGCATTTTTTTTAATAGCAATGGACTTCTCCAATGGCAACCAACACAATTATTCATATAAGCAAATCTTACTGGTTTATCCTTCCAATACTCTTCTATATTATCTTTGTAAATATTATCGTTTATTAATGGAAATTCTGGTTTACAATATCTCATTTCTTGCCAACTATTTCTACCATCTTTTAGTTTGCTAAATGTTGCTTTTACTTTTGTGTAACCTTCTTCATCTGTTTTTTCAAGCATTGATATAGCTCTTTTAGTTTCGTTAGCTCTATATCCAAAACGCATTATAACTGGTTCTTTTATAACATCATACATCCAATATAAAACAGGCATTGTTTTTAGTTCTGTGGTACAGTATCTTGATATTTTATTTGGTAGATATTTTTTGCCATTTGGTCTTGTTATAACCTCATCAAACGTTTTGCCAGTTACCCATTGTATTTCTTGACCTATAAACTGCTCTAAATCTAATATGGTATCAATAATAACATCATCTTCTAAAGTGCCTATAAATTCAGTTCCTAATTTATCAGATACTAACTGCCTAACCTTTGCATCTGGATACATACAGTTTTTGTCATCAGTTCTAACTAAACTAAATACATTATAGTCAGCTTTGTAATTAGCAGCTATGTAAGCTGATGTTTTACCTCCTGATATGCTATTAACTGTTATCACTAATTTTTTTTTTAATTTCTTTAATACAATTGTTTATAGTTCTCCATACAACTACGTGTGAAATATTAGTTGCTGCGGATAGTTTTCTAATACTGTGGAATTTCTTTCTATATAAGTTAAATAATTTTCTATCAAACCAATAGAATTCATTTACTATATCATCTACTACTTTTTCTATGTCTACATACTTTGTATTATCTGCTTCTATAATGTTTTTTAGGTCTTTATCTATTAGTAAATCTTTATCAACTCTTATTGTATCAATGAATATATTATGCATCATCTTATATATAAACGCTTTATTTAAAGAATCGTTATATAGAATATGGCTAATTTTTACTTTTTT